TCTTCAGCAAGGCAAAAGGCTTCATCAACCGCAGACAGAGCCTCGATATTGATAAGCAGTAACCTTGGACCGTTGCGGGCTTGCATAAAATATTTACGCAATAGCTGTTCCTTGGAAGCATTTTTCTTGCCACTCCGCCAGAGATAGATTTTGAGTCGCTTTTTGAGCGAAGGATCGACATGATCCTCCACCGCGTCGATCCAGGTCCGGTACACGCCGGCAGGAGCGATGACGAGAAGGTCATCAACCATCCCGTCAGTCTCAAGTTGACCAAAGTCATCGAGCGCAACCTTGGTTTTGCCGGTCCGCATCGCCATCTGCAAAGCGAACCACTTACGTCCGTGGAGATACGCCAGTGCTCGTGCTTGGTGATTCCACGGTTGCTTCAATGGTTGATATTTCATGCGGCCTCGATTTTGTTTTTGACGATGCGGAGACGCGCCTTCATATACTCCCGGTGCTGGGTTGGAGTTGCCTGGCGCGGCGCAAGGTGCCACTCAATAGGGACGGAGCCTCGTCTTTTGGATTTGATTATGCAAAACGGCTCATTGTTATTGTCGAGCTTCCTCATGAGCGCTGATAGATGATATGTCACAGTCTCACGCGGGAATAGCGGACGCTCCTTGCCTTTTGGATAGAACGCTTCAACAAGGTCAATGGTATTGCGCGGCTCGCTACTGAGTAGCGCAAATGCTCGGCGTTCCAGAGCCGAGTACTGGTAGCGTTTGTCAGTTGATAGTTTGTAGCTCATTTCCGTTTTCCTTTTCCTGTAAAAGTTTTGCGTGCGACGACAACCTTGTACGGTATTGACCGAACCCAACCTTGGGACCGCAGGTTGTCTTTCTGAAAGCCGATCCGCACGCTAACCGACCGAACATGCCAAGGTTGGGTAGCTCTAATCAATCACAAATGCTCCTTCGCGAACATTCGCCATCTCGCCGAATGCCGTGGCGCGGATCAACATCATCTCGCCAAAGTCATTTTCAAAAGTTGGCGCTTGCCCCATCTGATAGTCATTGGAGACATTGACCTGTTCGCGGAATGCCTCCTCTGCGAGGCATTGGGCTACGGCCTTGGCTTCCTCGTAAGACCGCAAGCGATTGCGGCTCCAGTACTCAACGCCATTACGCCAAACGATAGTCTCAACGTAGTAGCGCATGGCTACCTCCTTTTATATTTCATGCTTGACGAGATAGTCGTGTGTAACAAAGCCACGACTAGCATCGCCACGCTCGTGCTCGGTGATCCAACTCTTACGTCCCTTACAGCGGGTACAATCCATATGCTTATCGTCCGCGCTCCATTCGTGATCGCAAAGCTTGGAGAGCGGATGCCGCCAGTCGATCCGCCAATGGCCCCTGACGCTATGAGCGCGGCGATGAGCGAGCGCCAAAGCGGTTCGGATGGTTTTGCGGTAGTGCTTTTGCGGCACGTTGATCGTGATTGTTTTGTGGGATAGGAAGCGCCGGTATTGTCCCCGTGCGACAAAGCCTTTGGATACTGCCGTGTCAGATAGCAACACAGGCAGATCATTTATCGTCGCAAGGAACGCCCAAATGCGACGCAGCAACCCAACCCATTCCCTTATTATGATTGCAAGTTTATCTGGTTTATTTGGAGTATGGACCATAGGCGAGAATACAAACGCCGCACGATCTGTATTGTAGCCACGTATTCCTGTTGCTGCGTAACCGTGAGAGATGGATCTCTCAGAGAACGGGAGAGGCTTCCAAGGCAACACGGTCGTATCATCCGTAGTCCAAGCAATAGCCATCGGGAAGAATAACAAATCCCTACTCTCAGAAGAGACTAGATGGGCGATGAAGGCGGTGTCAATCTTTGGATGCTGCTGGATGAGCCAACCCTCAACCTCCGGGACTTCAGATGAATCGACGTAGTTGCGTCCAAGCAACTCAGTAGTCCGGGCTTGATGTGCCCGGATATTGTATTCGATCCATGTTGTGCCGTGCGGTAATCTAGCGTTCATGCGGAGCGACTCAAGCATCCGCATTAGCAAGGCATGGTTCCCTTGCTCCTTTTGAAACGCTTCGATTGAGAGGTCAGAAAGGAACCTCGACATATTATCATCAAGGACGAAGCGACGGGCTTTTGTGATCGCATCACGCCATAGGCCACGCGCCTCAACAGGCCACAAGGTTGGGTTAGGAGAGTTACTGAAGCTGGCGCGGAATACTTCATCGTACAACGTTGGCGATTTCGGTCTCATAGCACACCCATCAACCAGCGCTGGCCCTTCTCCAAGCCAAGCTCATAGAGTTTTGGAGCGGTCTTATTGGCGTAGAAATAATCCAACAAGCCATAGCTATTGTTCTCGCGGATCGCCGCAGCGAGATAACTGACGTGGAATGGAACGCCGAAATAATCCGAGATGTGTCCATCATCGCCATTTCGGACAGTCGGATCAACGACAAATCCATCGTCGGTAACGCACCAAGCATGGTCGATAGGTAAACCATAACAAGCGACCTTGCCCTCAACGTAGGTCAGTTTACTATTCCTGAGGGCGAGTTTGGCGGCGTTCATGAAGCATTGCTTCCGTGCGCCGCGACGGCCCTTGTAGGTATCTGGCCCAATCTGATAGTCCCGTCCGTGAGTAAGCATAAACCTAGAATAGACGTTATTGCCACTTGGACGGCTGAGCCTGAACAAAGTCTCAATCGTCTCAAAATGCTCTCGCATATAGCTCATTGGTGTACCCTTTGTGTTTGTGTTTAACGCTTACATCTCCAGTATTGATAGCCGCCGCGCTTTGTATAGTAGGTACGGCCCTTACCACGACAGATGTCGTGCTTTGGAGATGTCTTTGGTTTACGAACCTCATCATACACGGGAATGGGAGGCTCCTCATCTTGAAGTGGCTCAGGCTTGTACTCCGGTAGCTCCATAACGATCCGTTCAGTCTTGACCTTGACCGGAGTAGCGAGCGCAAGTGGCACGATTGCTTCTTGCCATTGACGCTCAAACGGTATTGGCGTTGGAGTAGGAAGTGACCGGAGCGAGAATGCCCCGGCCACGACCATTATGAACGCTAGTAGATAAAGCAGCCTAAGCGGCGGCTTCTCCATTTGTCGTAGCTTCTCCAGAACCTTCCTTCTTGAGAAGCTTATTGATCGTGAAGCGAGTAGTGCCGTCATCATAACGTACCTCACTCTGGTCCGGTCCTTCCGCGAGCAACACACCGGACTGTTCCAGGGCCGTGTCATAGACACGGGGCTTGGTCGAGTTCACGTTGACGTTCTTTACCTCGCCCGCTTCAGCCTTAACTGCTTCTGCGCCCTTGGCCTTTGACGATTTGAACTTGGCCTTGGTCTCGCCAGCAAGCTTCTTCTCCAACTTGGCTTGAGCCTTAGCAAGCCGCAGGCCTTTGAATTTCTCGCTGATCTCCTTTGCCTTGATCGCCAGAGCGTCGGCTTTCTCGGCTTTTGCCTTAGCCTTCTCTGGAGTAAGTGGCTTGGCCTTTGCTACCTTGATCTTGACCTTTTCAGAAATGGCCTTGGCCTTATCCTTGACGGCCTTGGGAAGCTTCGGCATCTTACTAATAAGCTTGCCGCTTTGACGGTCCCAAGACGCAGTTAAGTTTCGCGCCCGGTTTTCCTTCATGCCGATCGACACACCATACTTGATTGCGGCTTCGCGTCCGCTCTCCTTGTACTTGACTTCAAGCTTACCAATCTTACTGCCTTCCTTACGCTTCTTCATGCAGCGCTCCTTGTGAATGGGATAGCGTGATCTTGTAGAGTTTGTCGCGACTGATAGAGATTGTGATTTGGTCGTCGCCTTCCTTGAGGTGTCTTATTAGGTCACCGACCTCATGGAAGAGTTGCTTCAGAACCTCCTCGACTTTCTCTGGTTTGACTTTCAACACGGTACTCATATCGTAGTCCTTCTAGCTTTTGAGTAAGCAAAGCGACTTGCTTAGCGATAGGGATGCGACCGCTGGTCGCCTCCTCCTCTGCGAAGCTATCCAATTCAAGGATAAGCAATCGCAATAGAGCCTCCGGGCCATAAGCCCGGAGGTAGGTTCCAACTTCAATCCTCATCTATCGCCTCATCACATTCGTAGTGCTCATGAATGTCTTTGCGATAGCGCGACATCTTTTCCTTCTCACACTTCAAGCAAGTGTAAGTTAGAAAGATACCGTAGCCGTCAAACTGCGGCTCGTGGATTTCTCCGGAGCCGCAGTTACAAGGTCTATGGCTATATTGTGCCATCAGATTACTCCGCTATAAAGTCCCGCCAGCAGAAAGACTACCAGCAAGAATACGGTCACAGCGGATAGCTCAAGCGTCGTTTCGATTAGTTCGCGCATGTTAGTCCATCCTTGATACTTCGAACGATCCATCCTTTTGGAGGATCATAACGATTGCGTAGTCGTAAACCACGATCAATTCATCGCGGAACGGAATAGCAACCATTGGGTGTAGCATTGGATCACCCGGATAGCGCAACACGAGACTATCCTTGATCAATGTCCATCCATCCATCAAACGCCAGCCACCCCCAAAGGAGTATTTGTCGTCAAATTGCACACAAGCTGGACGAGGGTCTTTGAGATCAAGGAAGCCTGGGATGATTCCGACATGATGCTCGCTCGCTCGCTTATTGAGGCTGACCATCACGATTGTGTCCTGTTGCTTCATTTCGCCGCCTCCGGCTTCGTGATTGTGACGATGCCGTGCTTGTTCCACCAACGCAGGATACGCTCGACATGGTTGCCGTATTTCTTGAAGCGGCCAAGTTTGCCCTTGGCTTCGCCTACGGTCTTACACGACTTCACCGCCTCGAACATTTTCGCGACAGCGGTCCCTTCGCGATAGGTCGCAGAGTTCACGACCTTCAACCGCGCATCGTCCACTAAGAGACGGCGAGACGGACGCCGGGCATTGACCTTCGCCTTTACCGCAGTCTTAGCCTTCGCAACGATCTTCTTTGCAGCTGTAGCCATTTTAGTAATCCTTCTACACGGGTTATGGAGACACCTTCTGATGCTCCCCATTACCGCGCTCCTTAACGCGGCAACAGGCAACAGTTCAGTCTATTGTCGCCTTTGCGCGGCGTTTCTTCGCTTCCGCCGCCATCGACTCATCCGTGATGCCGTCTTGGTAGCCTTTGAGATACGCTAGGCTGCGTACCTCCTCGATCCATTTGAGGATCACTTCCGCGTCGGTGGTACTATTGAGTAGCTCATAGACCTTATCAGCGAAGGCTTCCGCCTCCTCCTCTGTTCTATGATCTGGTTCATCTCTATGCGCCATTCTATTCCTCCTCCCGGACGGGCAAAGCCGCCTTCATCTCATCAGCCCACTTTATAAGGTCATCAGCGGCGCGGAGATATTCTCCGCGCTTGTAGATTTTCTGCGTGATGTTCGCCGCAGCGCTCATCATCAGCTTTGGCGAGTAGGAACGATTCACCTTCATCCCGGTCTTAGCGTAAAACCGGAGAGCGCTGGCTATCGTTATCGCCCGGAACGCCGCTGTGGCGTCCGGTCCGACATAGGACGTGATCTTGCCGTCCTTGACTCCGAGATAGTTATCATCCATGTTCAGATCCTCAATGCTACGACTTGGCGAGCCTTGTCGTAAGTCTCGCCGTCGCAATCGTCATCATCCAGGAGCGTATCGGTCCCGTGATAATCGGAACGCTCAATGCGCGCCTCGCCATCGACGCTCCGGACCGGAGGAGCCAGAACGGTCCGCCAGTGGTCGTTGGCGGAGTAGGTAACGTGGACTTGAGCCTTGGGATCTTCATTGCTGAGGAGTTCGATTAGTTCTTGAACGGTCATTTCGATATTCCTTCTGTGCGTTGGATATTTTAGGTATTACCTATTCTCCGGGAGGCCTCCCGGAGGGTAGGACGGTCCGGAGGCTTTCGAGGCCTCCGGAAAAAGGGACGGATAGGATAGGCACTTTATCCACCCGGAAACAGCCCGTAGGCGCGATTTACCGGGAGAGGCACCCTACCCTAGCGGGAGGCTTAGAAAAGCGCCCTAGGAAGCCTCCCTAGGGCTAGGAATAGGAGGCCTCCCGGAGGCTTAGAAGCGCCCTAGGGAGGCCTCCCGGTCCGGGAGGGTAGTAGGAGGCCTCCGGGATAGGACGCGCCTACCGGAGGCCTCCGGTTAGAAGCCCATCACCCGCGCGATGTCGGGCCACACTCGCTTAACGTAGGACGGATCGGCGGATTTGGACCGGCCTCGATTGAAATTGGATCGGTCCGCGTACCACCACGAGCATTCGCTCAGAAAGGTATAACACATCTCATCGCTATCCATATAGCTTCCCCAGAGCGTCATCACGGCACGCTCCATCTCTAGGCCATCGACCGTTAAGAGGCGCTGGACCTTTTCCTTTTCCGGGAGCGGCAATCCTAGGTTCGATCCACCGGCCACAGCGGATAGGACGATCAAGGTTCTCAAGTCCATTATCGTTTTCGTTTTAGATCGGGTCATGTTTCCGTTCCTTCTTAATCTGGTTGATGAGGTAGCGAAATAAATCTGGATCGAAAGCTGGCCGGTCTTTTTTGAAAACGCGGCACAGCTCATCGACCATCTCACGAGACGGGTCATCCAATTCGCGGATGAGGTAGTCATAGTGCTTCTTTCCGAATAGTGGATCGGTAATTGGGAAGGGACTACTCATCATCCCCTCCCCCAACATACTCCTTCAAGGTCCGCTTCACCCAACCCACCGGGTCAGTCGTCATTTCGTCCGTCAGGAAGATCGGCGGGACGTAAAGTATCTCTTGGCCTTCGAAAACATTCGCCAGCCGCTCCTTCGCGGTAGCCTGATGCCTCCGAAAGTCTCCCAGCGGCCAGCCGCCGCCAGTCTCAAACTTTTCAGTAGCCATCTCGTATCCAAATCCGCGCGCAATCGACGTGGAGGCGATACGGAACGCCGCACGGGCCAGATCCAGCGGCGCGGTATCTATCCGCCACGCCACCGTTCCCGACACGCCATTATAGCCGCCACCTAGTCCGGTGCCGACCCAGAGCTCAACCGCGCGATGGTCGCAGAGGAGGCGAACCAGCGCCAGTAGTACGGTCCCGCGATCCTGGATCCTTTTCGCGTCGATGCCGGCGCTAGAGGTCAGGTCCATATAGATAACCAGCGGCGCGTTATTCTTCGTCACTCGCTTCCGCCGACGCATACACATCGGCTGGCCCGCCAGATAGGCCGGGATATTCGGAAACGCTCCAACGACGTCATCAACCGTCTGGTATCCCTTCGACATTGGAACTTGGTCCTCGATTTTTTCCAACATCGCCTCGGACGCAGCGACCAGCGTCTCGTCACCGAGCATAATCTTATTCAGAAGCTCATCGAAGCTATTCCCACCGGACCAAGAGCGGTTCCGGGCGAGATAGCCCGTCAACCGCTTCTCAATCGACTTCACCGCCGGGATTACCTCATCACTTTCCAGGAGCAGGTAACGGTCCGGGCGCTTATCGTAAGTCAGGTCAATCTGTCTCATGTTACACCAACTCAATCTGTTTGCGTTGTTCGGGCTTCAGGTTCGCGAGGTAGGTCAACTCCGCCGCTTCATCGGAGGAGAAGCCACCCTCATCGATCAAGGTAGAACCGGCGAGCGAGGTACGCACGTCGATCATCACCTTCAATCCAACGGCTCGGGCATTCGCCCTAGCGCGACGGACACGGGCCAGCCATTCTTTATTATTTACGATAGCGAACTCCAGGTCCAGGTCGATGTCCCAGGAGATCTTAACCGGGAAGCGCGACAGGAACGCCGCGTCCAGTTTCGTCGCACCGGAATAGTTCGCGTCCATTCCCAAGCCCCAAGTGTTAGCGGTACAGATAATGATACAATCCTTGTGCCGCTTCACTTGCTTATCCGGGAAGGTCGCGACGCCATTCGCCAAGTGAGGGTTAACGGCGAGCAGCGCGTTCGGATCAGAGCGATCTACTTCATCGAACGTATACACGCCGCCAAATTCGTAGGCGTCGCGGAAAGGCGTCCGGTGATAGGTACCAGCGCCATCGATGAAGCCGAGCATCTCGTGTGGGAGAGAAATGGCCCCGTTAAAGTACCACTTCAATCCAAGCGCCTCAGCGACCTGCTTCGCTCCGGTCGTTTTACCGGAGGAAGCTTCACCGGAGAGGAAGATGCCGAGACGCTGGCCGTCCACGCCGCGCAGAGAGGCAATCTTCAGAAGCCTCTCAAAATTCTTATGGCGCGCACCGACAACCTTAATCGCCTTTCCAGTCTCAGCATTCTTTACGACGATCTCAACTTTCCGAGGCAGCCGCTCATCGAGCGTCTTTACCACGGAGGCAACAACGCTATCGGAAAACTTTCCGTCGATCTTTTTCAAGACCGCGCCAACGATCAGCTCAGGATCAATCTTCTCCTTGCCGACCTTCTCCATAACCTTATCGACGATCTCCTCCACGTTTACGTTCGTGCCGGTATTAACGTGGATGTTAGCCTTAATGTGCTTCCGGTTCGCCCTAGCGAGGAGCGTCCCAACGAACAGTTCCTGCTTTTCGGAAAATGTTCGATCATTCTTTCCCATATAGATAAAGTCGCGAGCGGCCTTCACGCTATTGGGCTTAACTAATCCAGCCTTCTCCTTCTCGATCAAAATCGGGAGAACGGACTCAAGAGCGGCGAGGTTAGCCTTCAAAGAAGAAGAGATCATTTTAGTAGTTCCTTATTTGCTCCGTGCCTCGATGGGCTTGGAGTCTTTCGGTGGAAGGAAAGGGACGCTGGGTCATTCCAGCGTCCCCCAGAGGTAGTCAGTTACTTAATCTTCACCGGCGTTCCGGCCAGCGCCCAGTTCGCATCGATCAGTTTCAGAAGAGCCACCCGCAGGGAGCGGTCCAGCTTCTCCTCCGTCTTATCGTACTGGTCGTCCAGTCGCTCGGCTTTATCGAAATTATTTACATAGAGCCTCTGAGCCTGGTCGCCAATCTTTTCGTTCGCAGCGTAGGCTTTCGCAAGGTTCAGAAGGGTGGTCGCTTCTTTAATCGTTATCACGTTCAGTCTCCTCATCGGAGCGGTATTGCTCCCCGATGCGCCGCATCCCGTAGGTGCGACGCACTAGGAACAATCCTCAACATCCCTACTACGGCCACGGAGGGCATTCGGGATTTCCAACAGCCCACCGCGATTGGGTGGGGGCTTCGAAAAAGTTTTCGTCCGTACTGCGGTCGCGGTGGACATTCGGGTGGCGTCGATGCGCACTCGAAAACTTTTTCGCTTCTTCTCTCTCGCGGCATCCCGCTCGATTTACTAACCCTCGCAGCGCTACCGATCCAGGTTCTCGGCTTCACTCCGCTCAGGCGCTTTTGAGTCCGCTTTCCGGGAGGGCTTTCCTCCCTGCGCTCGGGTTAGTCCCGAGTAACCTTTTTATCTAGCGTCTCACGACGGTAGAACGTCCGGTAAAATAGCCCTTTTTCGAGACAGATGAAAAGGGCTTTCGTAAGCCCTTATAAAATAACGCTTTTTTAGGTGCTAGTAAGAAGGTGTCATCCCGGAATTGTGAAAAACACCCAGTAAGGGCTGATTTCACAGGCACCGTTTTAAGTTTGAAATCCGATATGCCGTTCTATTACTTCGCCGTGCGTAGGACGGAGGAAATGACCTCCCAATTCCACATTTTCGGACCACCATCGGCGGCATAAACCCAAGGAGTTTTCTTCATCATATTTGGATCTGCGTCGCTGCCTTTGTAAATATAAATCTCATCGGCATCCCGGTTCTGGCGGCGGATAATTATGAAGCTCCTTCCTCCGTGGCGAGCGTAGGCGGAGTGCCAGCCGATTTGCTCCGGACGAAACCGGACGACCATCCCGGAGGTGGCTTTGTATTCGTTCCAGCCGCTTATCCCGGAGCTACACCAGTAGTGATCCGGGACACCGCCACCGCTCATCGGCGTCTCGATCACGACCCAAAAATAGTCGCGCAGTTGCTTCCGGAACATTGGGCGTAATCCGCCATCCATTAAACTTCCTCCGCCAGCCGCTCCTGGTCTTCACGGTCCATCCACATCGCGGATTTAATCTCGTGGCCGCGCCTCTTGGCGGCGAGCCGATAAGTCTGGTACAGTGGCCTTGAGATACGCTTGCCGTGGCGGTATTCGCCGAAATGCTTCGTGATCTGCGCGTGGACGCCGACAGTGGTAAGATAATCTTGGCTGTAATTTTGATTATCTGTGAGGTGTTTGCCGGACCGTCCGCTTGGAACGAATATCTTTTTGCTTGGATCCTTTCGGAGCGGAGTATTGAATGTCTTGGCGACATAAAAGCCGTTGATGAGAGAGGTAACGAAAGTCGCCGGATCAGATCCACCGCCAATTACGTTAAGACGCGGATCAATAAGTGGTCCATAGGCGCGGTCCTTGCCGCGCATGACGAGGCCACAGGCCGTTTCATAGAAGCCATTGAAAAATGGCTGGATGTAGCGTCCGGAATTTGCTCCGCCAAGGAAGCCCGTCATCTGGACCAATCCACATTCGGGATATTTCTTCAAATAATAGACAGCATCAGAATAACGCCGGCCAGTGGATACTCCAAGTTGTGTCGTGCTGCCGTTCGTGAAGCGGAAGTCATCATCAACCCATATCAGATAGTCAGCCTCGGCACGTTCCGCGAGCCAAAAGGAATGGAGCCGCGCCTCGACAAAATTGAACAGTGGCCCTTCTGGCGGCTTGCGATACGCAAAGTTGAATTCTACTCCTTTTGGAAGTGAGCGATCTATTTCAGCAAGATCATTAACCGTGTATGGATCTTGGTACGAGAGACATAATTGATATTTGTGCGATGAAACCATCGCGTGCCTGAACGTCGCAGCGACGCATGTCTTCATTTTCTCTGGACGATTAGAGATAACAACAAGGGCGATTTTCATTATTCAATCCTCCAACAACGCCATTTATCATTCCATTTGCGAACCGTGAACTTGTTATTATGTTTCCGGGCATAGCTCAAGGCCGCAACCCGGACCTTCTGATGCTCGGCTTTACTATCAACCTCGAAGCTGTCGCCAACCTCCATTTTATTGAACGGATATTTCCACTTGGCTCCCGGAGCAACCTTGGGAACGTCAATGCCCTTTGTGATTGGATAGTCCTTCATTGGTCTATGTCCCCCAGATATTTGATACGATCTACTGATATCATCCTGAAGTTTGGCGGGACCGTTCCCTTAATTGCGTAGATGGCTTTGCCTGGACGGCCACGCTCGATTATCGGCACTGCGTATTGTTCAAAGTCTTTGCGGTCCACCTTAACGAATATTTCATCAGTGTCGTCGCGGAAAAACATATTTAGATACTTGGTCGGTCCTGTTACGACTTCACCACCACGACGCCTGATATTGACTTCCTCATTTTCATCGCGCGGATTTATCCTGACTGCTATGGCGATCGCAAGGATCGGCTCGAACCTGCCGAATTTACCGCATTGTATGTCAATGAGATTATGCACCTTGCTGACGATGTTGATACTTTCTAAATCGGGATAATTGCGCTCGATAAATGCCTTGACGGGATAGAGTGTCTTGATATCTGTCTTGGCTTCCTTAAGACGATTGGCGATTGTTGGTCTTAGCGGTATGCCTTTCTTGCGGGCGTTGATTATCTCGTTGACGAACGCCGGTCCGATGCCCTTGATTGAGGTCAATGGTCCGATTAGCTTATTGTTAGCGATAGACCAAAGCTTGCCGCTGTGGTCCGGATCGACATCAACATAGTCGATCCCTTCGCCTTTCATCTCGCGCAACAATTGAATCTGGCGGTCTGGCTCGCTCTCTGCGTCCAGCGTGGCCGCCGCAAATTCCAGCGGATAATGCGCTTTCAAATAGCAGCAATAATAAGACACCAATCCATAGGCAACAGCGTGCGCCTTGTTAAACGCCCACGATCCCATCGAGCAAAGATCATCCCACATCTTGTCGGCGACACCTTGCGACATACCGCGTTTCATCGCGCCGATTTTCCAAGGATCACCGAACTGGTTAAAATATTCAACGCCCAACGACTTACTCATTGCCTTCCGCAATGCTGTGACTTGTGCCCAACTTAGGTCGCCTATCTCCCGGCCCATCGTTAAGACTTGCTCTTGATAAATCACAATGCCAAGTGTCTCTTTTAGATATGGCTCGACTATGGGATGATTGTAAAGAATTGGCTCGCGCCCTGTGCGCCGCTTACACCAGAGGTTTGCTCCTCCGGTAGCCAATGGACCTGGACGTGCCAATGCCGTGATCGCGATGATATCATCAAGATGATTAATGTCTCGGACCTGCTTGACGAGATTTTGTAGGGCGATACCATTGAACTGGAAGATACCGGCGAACTTAAAGTCATTGAGGATTTTGAATGCGAGCGGGTCATCCAGTGGTAGCTTCTCAAGATACCCATTGACTGATTTCTCTCCTATCAGCTCAAGTGTCCTTTCGAAAATAGATAGTTGTGTGAGGCCCAGAGCATCTATCTTCAACATATTGAGCGATTCAGCATCGTATTTATCACACATCGCGACATTGGTCTGCCCGTGAACGGCGACGTGATCGAGTATTGGGCTTTGCGTAAGTAACAATCCGGCCGCATGCTGCGAGGAGGAGTTCGGATGCCCCTCCATTTGCTGAGCGAGCTTCATGCTGGGAAAATCCTTGATCATAAGCCGGCCAGCGTCCGTGGACTCCAAGGTGTCCTCGATGGTTTGCCAAGCCCGCGCATCTCCCAGCGATCTTTCGACAATGGTATCTGATACCTTCGTCACCATCCATTTCGGTACACGGAGCGACGCACCGGCTTGGTTCAAGGCGGATGTCGGCTTAAAAAGAGTTACAGTTCCAAGACGTGCCACATGGTCCTTGCCGTATTTCTCCTCGGCATACTTGAATGCTTCAAAGCGCCGCGCATCAGAGAAGTCAATATCAATATCCGGTAGATCGGCACGCGTTGTATCGATGAATCTTTCAAAGATCAATCCATATGGAATAGGATCCACCGCGGTGATGTTGAGGAGGTAACATACCAATGATCCGCACGAACTACCTCGCGCAGGACCAACGATCATCTTGGTCTTTGCGTAACATACCAGATCAGCAATGATGAAGAAATAATCCTCAAACTTTTTCTCTTCGATCAAGTCTAGCTCTCTATCTAAACGATCACCATAAATGGGATCGGTTAGATTGATACCTAGTCTTTCAGCACCATCAAGGCATAACTCGCGCAATGTCCGGTTTTTCCTCGGAGTAAGTAGCTCGGCAGGTAACAACTTGGCGTTACATTTCGCAAAAACCTTTTTGCGGTTTGTGATTGCCTTCGATTTATGTAAATCGGAAGCAATCCTAATAGACTTATCCCATTCATCATCCGATAGGATGTACATTGGATAGCTTTGTGTATTGCTACGCTTACCAAGCGCAACGCGATATATCTCCTTGTCCTTGGCTAATGGATAATAATTCTCCGAACAGGCAATGAATTTGAATTTGCGCTCGACTGCTTGCGTGTATAAGCCTTTGGGCAATGCGGGACTAAGTGCCATATACAAATCTTTGTCAGATGGATCGAGCAGTTCAAGTTGCGCCCGTTCACCAGCGATCTTGATAACACCTTCTGCGTTATTAACATCCTCGTAACGGAGATGCGGGGTTTTGGCGGCGATGCTAGTCGCTAAGTGTACGAGTTGATTGAGAGACTTTAAGTTGTCCTTGGCGAGGAACGTCATATTGTCGATTGCTGGAAGCTTTTGCCCGATGGCGGCAGCAACACTAAGCTCAACGCCAAAGAGCGGAGCCTTGACTAACTTATTCCACGATGTGAAGCCAAACGTTGAATCTTTGTCTGTGATGGGTTGTCTGGATAGTTGAATTTCATTCAATCGTTCAGACACCTCCTCCAAATGCCCCCACGCAGTCTTAAAGGAGTAACCTGTTCTTATTCTTGCGCTCATATCACTCCTCTCTTGAATAGCTCCAACGTACAGCGTATCAGAGCCTGACAATCTGGCTTGGCTCGATGCGCGTCCTTGAATTGCGTTCCGAAAAGATACTCGTGCAGCTTTGTTAGGGAAAGCCTTCCGCCGTTTAGATAGGCGGAAGCCTCGACCGTACAGATAACATCCCGCCACATCAAGGATTGCTTGAGGCGTTCATATTCAATGTCGATCATCTCGCAGTCGAACGAGACATTGTGGGCTATCACACAGGGAGAGGCAAGGAGTATGTCCCTTACTTGATCGGCTACGTCCTTGAATGATGGTTGGTCCTCGAGCATCTCGTTGGTAATGCCGGTCATTTGGGTTATGGTTTTCTTATCACCAAAGGCTGGAACATCAGAAAGCTTCCGGCTTGGCTTGATCAATGTTTCAAATTCGCGGAGTATCTCACCAGTATGCATATTAACCATCGCCGCATAGAACTCTATGACCTCAGGTTGTTGATTGAGGGACATGCTATGATTTTGGATAAGCCCTGTCGTTTCAGTGTCGAATATCACAGCGATCATTTCGCTTCCTCATCTAGCTCCGCTAGCATCATACAATAAACGGCGATGTCTCTAAGACTATCAGCATGACCGCCTTTATGAAAGTTTTTCATATATCGGCCATACTTTGCCGCGATCATAACAGCAATATCATAACGACTGAAGTCAATTTCCTTAACAAGGTTTATCCCATCAGGGAGGTGGCTGATCATCATCTTGCCATGGCTCTTGTAATCAGCGCCATATTCCTTATTGCGTTCTTCGAATAAATCAGCAAGATCAATAAATCGCTCTGGAACAGTTTTAACCACCCACTCCTCCTATGTTGACTTGAAACAACGCACAGCGGACGCCTGATTCCTTGATTGCACTTATAACATCATCCCGGTCGTCAAAGAGTATCACAGTCGGCGTCTTTTGTAGACCGGAAAGACGATTTATCACCTCTTGCCTTTTGAACTCTGCTGCGCCTTGATAGTTATCATTTGGCCGCATAATGAGTTCATCGAGAAAGACACCGTGCTTGATGCACCAGTTAATAGTTATCGCCCGCCATTTCTCCGGACGCGCAGTCAATCCTATCGTCCACCATCGATCAGAGTTCAAACTTGCTAACAAGGCGACTGTCTCTGGGATAGGTTTATCATCGACCGATAGCCTATGATATTCATCCCAGTCGCCAAGTTGGGCGTCCCGCCAAGCCGCATTGGAGAATGTATGATCAATGTCTGTGAAACAAAACTTATGATACTTGAGGTCGGCGTCTTTTGTTCTTATACTCGACCTTGAACGTGTGGCAGTTGCGACAGGTTGCAGTCCGGTCAGCGTGGATACGCCAGCCGCGTTTTTTGGCTTGATTCCTGCAAGTCTGGATAGACCGGCCATTGAACGTTTCAGAATGCTTCTCATTTTTATTGCACCAGAGTTGTAGGACTACATATGAGACATATTTCATTTCAGTCCCACGTCTTTTTGAGAAGGTCTAGCTCCTTGAGCGCGTCATTGAGCTCTGGCTTCTCGACAGGCGAGCGATCACCAAGCGCATCCTTCATGATTTTGTCAATGGCCGGTGTGCGTGTACCTTCAGGAGAGAGAAACATATCCGCCCAAGGCCATAGTTGTATGGTGAGACGCTTCATCTCCGCTGCGACACTCGCATACTCGCCTTGGGCTCTGAGGTTCTCGCGCTTGGCTACGACACCTGCGAGTGAGCGCAAGTTGTACTCCGCGGTCAATGGAGAGTATGTCGCCATCGGCAATATACTGCGAGCGTCCTGCGCTGGGATACCTTCCTTGATGAATACCGAATAGAGGAAAGCTGTTGAGACCATGTGCATCTCAAAAACCTCTAGAAGCTTTTTGTTCTTCTTGATTGAGTCGGGCATTACATATTTGAAATGAGAGTTATCCACAACGCGCTGCGCCATCACGGCAAAAGATACGCCAACTCTGGAGCGTGTCATCTGGTCACAACAAGCGCGGGAGATGTCCTCGATCTTGAACGTGATGTTGACAAACTCCCAAGAACTACGGATCGTCATTGCGACGGCCTTGAGTTGGTCTAATAGCTCCTCTTGCGACAAGCTATCCATGTCCATTGGGGTATGGACGCGGGTGTTCTTGGCGCGGATTAGCTTCTTGGCGGCGTACCAGCGGTCATCAAGTCCTGCGCCGGTGTAATCAACGACTGTAACTTTCATTTTCGTTCCTTTCGATCATAACCGTGATGTTGTCCTAGCCATTTGTCGATTAGTCTTATGTCGTTAACAAGGTCATCAAGTAGTAAATCAGGCCGCCACGTAGCAAAGCGTCCAAGCGAGTAGATATTGTGATGGTCTGTCGCCCAGGCGATGAAGCGTTTGCGTGCGTCATCGTCAATGGGCGTGATCTTTGAGTATTTTTGTTCATGAAGTGTTACCTCCATAACTTGATTTGAGCTTATGCCGAGTAGCTCGATAGCCGCAGAAGCGATCCACTTGGCGCTTACTTGTTCTGGTGTTCTTGCTCTTGGTACCTCGATGATCATTTCATCTCCAGTTATCGAGATGCGGGAGATCGGGATGTTTGGGTCCGGGATAAGGAGGCTGATAAATGAATCACAATCGGCGATTTTGGCGCGGACGTTGTAGCCCTTGATTGACTTGAACTCTGTTATGTCTGGCGCTTCAGGATAGGCTAGCATCTCCATAAGCTTGGGCATCGGTAGCGTACTGATAACCGGGATGTTGATCTCGCCCAAACCATGATCGTACCGATTGTTGAGCTTGAGATTGATACTGTTAGCCATTCGATCTATCAGATTTGGTGGTGCTATGTAGCGCGGCTCAACGACCAGTCCGCTCGTGATGGAGCGGTCACTACGATACTGTCCCGTACATTTGTAGGAGTAGGCGAGCGCATCGATCACAGGATTGCGCCATTCTGCGGGACACTTAATCATGTTGACCTTGCGGAACGGGATACCTAACACATCGCCTATTATTGGCGTCCTAAACCTAAGCACTGCGCTATGGTTGTTGGGGATATGCTCTTGTTGCTCAACGACCGTTACTGAATGACGCCGCTGTAACATATTAGCGGCGAGCAATCCCGCTAATCCCGCGCCGACGATTATCATTGGATGTTCTCCTGTTCATAAGCCCGCTCAAGAACCTCATCAACCATAGCCGCCCAGACATTGATCTTGATGAGCTGTGGATCGTCATGCGGGAGTAGTACCGCCGCCATCGCCCGGAGATTTATAACAATCTGAGCGATGGCCGTGAGTTCGTGCTTTTTGATTTCAACGAGCATCTTATAACCTATCACTTTCCGGTTTGAACTTGCCCGGTGCATAGATTTTTAGTTCCTCATCAAAATAATAATATGGTCCCCATTCAACTCCTTGGTTTGGCTCTTGTCCTTTGATGGCTTCATAGACTTGATTGATAGTGTGATACCTAACCACGTTGCCTTCTTCATCTTCCATCAACAAGTATCCTTTGTCGATGTGTTTCTCAGTTTCAGCCTTTAAGATAAATTCAATGGCTGACTTATTAACAGCCCAGTGGTCCTTGTTGTTCTTCTTTACTGCAATGAGCAAGCCACGATTATGGTCCACTCCTTCCTTCTTACTTCGCCAAACATTGTGCGGCTTCAATCCATTGGCTTCGCGGTAGCTTGTTGACTTTGCTACAAACTCACCATTGGTACGATACGACGCGATGCTATTCAAGTTTGCCTTTTTCATACTAACACCTTTCTATGTTGCTAACTACTAACTTCAAGATTGTGTGGCTCCGCTCCGGAGTTACCCCACGCACAAACTCCCCGTGTAGAGACTTGGGGCGAGTATACCCAAGACGCCTCGCCTCCCCCAACACAACGAAAGGGAGGGTCATAAGCGGCAATAAGGATGAGCGGCCTCATTGCGTATTTGTGCGCGGACCACATTTCAGTTACATCGGTGCGTCGGCATCTTCACGGATATTGCCGTGTCCTTCTTCCGCTTCGCCAGTGACCTTGTTGCCGTCGCAAGCTTTCTTGAGGGCCTTGCATTGGCGGTACAATTCACGTTCGCTGTCGTTTAATTCACGATCATTTTCAGCATGCAAGAGATACCATTCGCCCTTGTCGTTCTTTCGATAGACCGTGGTGAGACGGTAACGCCACGAGTAGCTTGGAAGAATCAAGCCGTGTTTTTGCTTCTGGTTGATGATACTGTTCCAAGCCCTGGATACAGTAATGTTGGTAGACTTCATCGGGATCATATATGGCAACGCCAATCCGTCCGGCATAATCGCGAAGCCGGTCCGGTTGACCGTATCAACGAGCGTGTTACCGTTTGGCATCTCGTAGATTGGCTTGCCTGCGGCCTTTTCTCCAGTATCGATGGCTTCCTTTGGAATAGTAAAGTGTCGCGTCACAAAGCCACCACCGCTGTCTCGTGGGATCCATTCAACGTGACATCGGGAGTAATGACAAGGGATAAAGATAACACCTTCATTGCCCTTGAAGACCGGCTGCGGTGCATTCTTCAGCCATATGTCGCCAACCTCTGCGCCTTCGATGTAGGCGTCATTGCGCTTGTTGACTTGAGGAGACAGGCCTTGCAGAACATACAGCAAAGGAACAAGATTATCTTCGGCTGCTTGCGTTGTGCCTTCACCAGCATCAGCAAGCATCTCCTTAAGAAAATCATCGGAGACGGTATTTGTTGCGGGGAGTTGCTCCTTGTCCTTGACTTTCAAGGCGGTATTGTTACCATTCTTAGCCATTCTAGGTTTCCTTCTTGTTTGAACGTCGGTTGGATTTAATTCTAGCGTCAACAACATCAAGTTCTTTAGCAACTTGATGCACCATTGTACGGAGGATTTCAGATATTTCCTCCGCGCTTCTTGAGTCGCTTCCGTGGATCAACATCATAGCCATAGCGGGACGGACTAGTGCCCGTACCATCATAGCAGCAGCAACAGTCGGTTCAATATCAATGAAGTCGCATCGCCAGCGAAAATCTTCAATGAGAGCATAAAGCTTCTCATCAAAGAACTTACGCATATCGCGTTCCGCTTGACTTCTCATTTGGACCTCTTGGCAGTGATCCTGACGATCGGTGAGATGGTACCGCCGATTGTTACGATGTTTGGCGGGAGGTCTTGCGCCTCGAAGCGTTCCCGTAGCCAAGAGGAAAGCGTTGCCCAATGAACGGTCGTATCGAGGCTAACATCGAGGCCCTTAGCCTTAAACTCTTTGACGAGTTTGAGGGCTTTATCGTATTCATTCCTATCGAGGGTTATGGTGATGACAGATTTTATTAAGCTGTCCGCACCATTAGCAACGAGCCAGTCCATCGCGTCTTGCCGTTGCTCTGGCGTGAATTCCCTGGTTATTCCTGCCTTAACCTCTGTGTCAAGCTTAGCACTGTAAGCCGGGAGGTTGCCGGTGGGTTCAAGGGTCAGGGATGTAATCCCCGTCTCTTGAAAGATAGTAGGGAGCGAGTTGCGGATTTTATCGTTGATGCTTTTGTTAAGCTCAGTGAGATGTTCTTCCGTGTTTTGCTTCTCGATAAGAAGATCACGGACTTCCCGCAAATCGGACTTGACTGCGTCGAGCTTATCTTGACTAGGCTTTTCAGCTTTTATGAAACTGGGCATTGTGTTTTCCTACACGGGTGTTCAACTTCAGATAGCTTCGGCGTCTAATTACGGAAAGTAAAGTTGTTTGTTTGGATGGCAAAGAAAAATCTTTACTAACAATTTGAATCGGAGGAGGGTCGAGGGAATGTCATTGGGAGACGGAACATGCATGAACGAGCGCCCTACAAGATGCCTGAGACGCACAAGTTGCCTGCGGCATTGCATAATTACTTGGCGCGCATTGGCGCTGAAGTAAGGAATTTTAGAAAGTATGTCGTCACAAGAGAGGGACGCGACCACTACCACTATGATGCGAGTGTTATATCGGTCGTGGATGGTAAGATTGTCTGTAAGGAGGAGGAGTATGCGCCGACCAAGGAGGAGGCAGCGGCCATTGAGCTTGAGATTGAACACGCAACGAAGAATGGCACATGGCCCCGGCAGATTGACGCTGGTAATTCTTCTAACCGTGGGCTACGCATCGACGGTCTCAGGGCTATGGTTGGTGGGGACGCGCAGCTATTTGAGTACCGTGATATCAATGGCGAATTAAACTTTGTCCAACAAAGGATAAGAAAGGAAGATGGTACCAAGGAGGATTTTCCCTGGAGCTACTGGAGTGACGGACGTTGGCGGATGATGGAGCCTGATGGTCTGTTGCCATTGTACGGATTGGAGAAGCTTAAGGATGCTATTGAGGTATATATCCATGAAGGGGCGAAGTGCGCTGCGGCAATGACCAGCGAGTTCCTAGAAGAACATCCCTGGCGGGATGAACTTCTAGGAGACGGTGTAGCTCATCTTGGATGGCCTGGAGGTGCCCCAAACCCGCACCGTGTTGATTGGGAGCCGATCCGCAAACTAGGACGGCATATCAAGGTTACCATTATCGCAGACAACGATATATCCGGCAACGATGCGGTCCCTAAGATTAGCCGCATCATTCAAAGAAGTGCTCTTGCGATAAAGTTTAGCCACCGCGGTTTCCCGCCGCACTTTGATTTGTCTGATCCTTGGCCAGAAGGCAATAAGACTAAGTTTGATGAATGCGTCACAGGGGCGACCTGGGCCACGCGCAAGAGTGGCGAGGACAAAAAGTATTTTGAGCTTCGTGAGGAGTTCATATCGGAATGTAACTGGATTGTGAAGCCGAGCTTGTTCATCCACAACTCACATTTCGATATGCCGTTCTCTGATAAGGAGTTTAATGGATTGTTCTCGTCGTTCTCTGACGCGAAGAATGTCGCAGGATTATTACAGAAGAGCTTCCATGCGCGCTGCGATTGCTTGGCCTATGAGCCGGCGTTCCCTATGGGGAGTGTCGCTTTGCCTAATATTGGGAGCGCGTACAATATGCATTGTCCGACTTTGTTAACTGCCCGGAAAGGCGACCTTGGTGCTTTTGAGGAGTTCCTAGCGATCTTGTTTCCTAATGAGAAGGAGCGCCATCACATTAAGTGCTGGATTGCTACGTTGGCGGCGCGTCTTGATATACGAATGAGGTATGGGCTATTGATGCCGCATGAGACGCAGGGGATTGGTAAGAACACTCTTGGTAACATAGTCGCGGAATTGGTAGGTCCGCACAATGTAAGTTGGCCGAATGAGGAACAATTGTTAGATAAGTTCAACGGCTGGGCAAGGAACAAAAGGCTCGCAATCATTGGGGAGGTCTACCAAGGGCATAGTAGCAAATTATATAATCGCATGAAAGATGTTATCACGGATGATACCTTGGACATACGATTAATGCACCAGGATACATTTACCATTAGGAACCACGTCCATGTGATTGCGTTCTCCAATAGCAACCGACCAATCAAGATGGACGCTTCTGACCGGCGTTGGTATGTTCCGACTTTGGGCGGTGATGTTCGGACCGAGGCCTATTGGAAAGGCTTCAACAAGTACCTGCGTGAAGGAGGCTTTGAAGCGATCCTTGCTTGGGCGAAGGAGTTCGTGAAGGATGAGGCAAACATTATCCCGACCGGCCGCCACGCACCAATGACCGATGGAAAGACCAAGGTGATGTTGGCTTCACTGAGCGATGGTGAAGCTTTGATATGGGAGTTGGCTACCAAAATGAAGGCTATGAAGGGACAGAAGAATGTTATTATGCGGCTTGATGCGGTCCGAGTATGGCTTAGTGATCGTAAGGCAGGATTGAGCGCCAAGTACAAGGATGGCAACTTCTTGGAGAATGCGGAAACCATCTCTAGCATTTTCCGACGCAATGGGATGACTGTTCCAGAAAAGAGGTTCGTCAGAGAAGGGAGCCGGTTCAGAATCATTTCCAACTATGATTTTCCTGATAGTGCAAATTGGGTTGATCTTGAAAAATCGTACATGACCCCTGACGGGTTGATGGGAGAGGAGGCTTGGTGATGATGTTACAACTGAAAAGCCCGGTAGCCCGGTTCATACCCCATTTCCTACTTATATATATTTCTTCTTCTTCTTCTTCTTCTTAAAAGAAGAAAAAGAGCGAGGTAAAGTCTGCCTTTGTAACCGGGCTACCGGGCTGAAACGTCCGTCCGTGATTTACTAAAAGGTTTAGTTTTCAAACAAAAATTCCGAAAACAACTTTACTTTTCCTCGAAACAGAGGCCTAAGTTCAGGCCACGGAGTTCCTCGTGTTGGGTTTCAAACGCTCCTGTTGTTGGCGGTCTCCATGTCGGGCTACTGGGCTCTTGTAACAACTCAGCCGAATTGTGAACGGATCGCAACCCGCAACTTAGGCTTCCAAGATATTGAGAGCTATGCGCCCCGCTACCGCAAGCAATACTTCCAACGCGGCAAGAAGCACGAGCGGTTGTTGTACTTGTTTCCTGGCTACTTGTTCGTCAGAGTTGCTGGGTTCTGGCGTGGGTTGTTATCAACAAGAGGCGTCCTTCAAGTCTTGGGTGGAGCAAGGCCAAGCATAGTACCAGACGCAATGGTTGAGGATTTGATGCACAAGGAGAAGATTGGGCAGGGATCAGTTCCCCTGCCTTGGTATGTCGGGCAAAAGCTTCGCGTCAAAGATGGAGCATTTGCCGGGGAGTTGGTAGTGTATGAAGGAATGGGAAAGCATGATCGTGAGCGCGTATTGCTGATGGCAATGGGCGGTTATGTTCCGATAGAGTTGAGTGGATCTAACCTAGAAGCTGTTCGCTAGTCCGCGCGTACAACAATGCCTTGCCTAACAGAGCGCAAGCATGAGCGGTAGCCAACAACGAAAGAGTACGCGCGGCCCCAATGGAAGAACAACGTAACAACACCGCGATTGTCGTTGCTAATGATCCACCAGGACGTCCAGCTGGTATTCCAAACAGAGCAAATCTTTTGCTCAGAGAAGCAGCATTGATGGCGGCAGACATTGCTGGTAATGATTTAGAAAATCCCCACGGACTTCCCGGCTTTGTAAATTACCTACGCTGTGCGGCACTAGTTGAGATGCCTGCCTTCCTTGGATTGCTTGGCAAAATCCTTCCTACTCAAGTATCAGAAAGAAATGGCGATGATGTCGTCATAACTCACATTGATCGTGTGATCATTCATGCAGATGGACGCGACTACAGAGCCATTGCTGAAGACAATGCGCCTGAGGTTAATGACGCCGAAAGTGTTCGAACCACTCCTGAGTCCAGCTAGGTTTCTTGGCGCTTATGGCGGACGTGGTTCAGGCAAATCGCATTTCTTTGCTGAGCTTGCTATCGAGCGTGCTGTAGCAAAAAAAGGTTTCAGCCTTGTATGTGTCCGTGAGATTCAGAAGAGCCTAAAACAATCAGTCAAGCGGCTTCTTGAATTTAAAATCAACAAGCTCAAGGTTGCATCCAAGTTTCGCATAATGGATGATAAGATCATAACGCCTGGTGGTGGTTTATTTACATTCACTGGAATGCAGAATCATACAGCAGAAACAGTACAATCATTGGAAGGCTATCATGCGGCATGGTGCGAGGAAGCGCAAAATCTGAGCCAACATTCATTGACCATATTACGTCCTACAATACGCGCCAGAGATTCAGAGATATGGTTCTCATGGAACCCTAAGTCACCCAAGGATCCAGTAGAGCAATTGTTGCGAGGAGATAATGCGTTCCCTAATTCAAGAGTGGTTCGTGCCAATTGGACAGACAATCCTTGGTTTCCGAAAGAGCTTGCTGAGGAAAAAGATTGGGACCAGCGACGCGACCCAGATAAGTATGCACACGTCTGGTTGGGTGAGTATCAGAAGCATTCTGAGGCGAGGGTCTTTAAGAACATCAGCATCGATGAATTCGAGACACCGGACGATGCGCGCTTTTACTATGGCGCAGATTGGGGCTTCTCAGTTGATCCCACCGTACTTGTACGATGCTGGATCAAGGGGCGAACATTATTTATTGATCGCGAGGCGTGGAAGATCGGTTGTGAGATTGACAGGACGCCGACGTTGTTCGACACCATCGACAATGGACATGCTCGAAATTGGCCTATCATTGCCGACAGCGCGGACCCGCAAAACATAAGTTACCTGAAGCGCAATGGCTATCCAAAGATGCAACCAAGCATCAAGGGACCGAACTCCGTTGAGCAGGGTATTGAGTTCTTGAAGAGCTATGACATTGTCATTCACCAAAGACATTGTACGCATGTTGCTGATGAGTTTACCAATTACAGTTACGAGGTTGACCGTAAGACCGAGGAGGTATTGCCGAGGCTCAGTGATCGTAAGAACCATACCATTGACTCTTGTCGCTATGCAGTTGAACCATTACGGACCGCATCCATGAGACCTGCTATCGTCAACTCTGGAATTTACTAACAATGGATATAACCATACAACATCCGCGCTATGCAGAGTTTGCCGGCTTTTGGCAGCTGATGCGTGATGCGTTTGATGGTGAGGACGCAGTCAAGTTGCGTGGTGAAACATATTTGCCTATGAAGTCTGGCACATACGCCATGACGGACTATGCGTTGCGCAATCAGACTTATTTGTCGTACAAGTCGCGCGCTGAGTTTCCTGAGTTGGTTTCGCCTACTGTGCGCGGCACTGTTGGGATCATGTTAGAAACCCCTGCTGTGGTCGAGCTACCAAAGAAGATGGAAGGCTTGATAGAGAAGGCCACGAGGAATGGTTCCACGTTAGAGACTTTCCATCGGCAAATTGCTAATGAGCTAATGATTACTGGTCGCTATGGTATCCTCCCTGGGATAGATCAAGATGGTGAAGGCTACCTGGCTGGGTACACAGCTGAGTCGATTATTAATTGGGATACGCAAGATGAAGTTCCAAATTACTTGGTACTTGATGAGTGTGGAATAGAGCGCAACCCAGAGACAAATATCTGGACCACGAAAGAGCGTTACCGCGAATGCTACATGGAGGATGGACGGTACACCTCCCGTGAATGGGAGCGGACTGCGCAAGGCCTCTGGTCCCCTGTTGCGAATGTTGTGGCACTTAAGCCTCCCAAGATGGGACAGGTACAGGGATTGGAAGAACTACCATTTGTGTTTATCAACACCAACGGCTTACAAGCTGACCCGGACGATGTACCATTGTACGGTCTAGCAAAGATCGCCTTGAGGATTTATCGCCTTGACGCGGACTACACATTCGCCATGCATATGACATCTGAGCCGACGCCTGTTGCGATGGGCTTTGATGATCCCGCAGAGGCAATTAAATCGGGAGCAGCGCCATCTTCAATTGGTGCATCGAAGCTTTGGATCTTGCCGAAAGGCGCAGATGCTAAGTATCTAGAGTTTAGCGGCGCAGGGATAGGCGCACAGAAGGATGCTATACAAGCGTCCCTTGATCGTGCTGTAGCATTAGGCGCGCAAATACTGACCGACCAAAAGCGATCAGCAGAGAGCGGTGAAGCCCTCAAGATGCGGCTCGGCAATCAGGCCTCTACCTTGAAGCAAGTCGCAATGACCAGTGCTGCTGGCCTTGAAAAGGCGCTCAAGAACCTAGCAGTGTGGATGAATGTCGATCCAGAATCCGTGTCGGTTGAACCCAATTTGGACTTCTACGATCACACGCTCAACGCGCAAGAGATTGGTGCTATCGTCAAGGGCTGGCAAGATGGCGCCTACTCCTGGCAGACCTCCTTTGAACGTCTCCAAAAGGGTGGCGTGATCCCGGAGGAGCGCACCGCTGACGAGGAGCAAGAGCTCATTGCTGAGGATCAGGCAAACATGGATCTTCAAGCAGAGCAAGACATCGACCCACGCACAGGTCTACCAATACCTGCTGCGGTCGATCCCCTGACTGGGTTGCCTATCAAACCACCCAGTCTCAAACCCAAGGAGCGTGTTGCTAATGGCTAGGAAAGCATCTGGAATGAAAGCAGCCAGCAAGGGAGCAAAGAAGGCTTTTGGCCGCAAGGCTGGAGTAGAAATAAGCGGCAAGGGCAAGCGTGGTACGTTGCCCAAGGCTGGTAGGCCTTCATTCAAGAAGGGATAATGTGCGATGGCTCTTGTCGTTGAAGAAGGTCTTGGCGAGCCTTTAGCAAACACCTATATGCTACAGGTGGACTTTGAGCTTTACGCAGAGACGTTGAACTGGGACATATCGGCGTATAGCGATGAGCAAATTGAGTCCGCTTTGATTCAAGGGACAAGAGCCATCGACAACTGGGTGAAGTATCCAGGCGTCAAGACCTATGGCAATGAGCAAGGATTGTTCTGGCCGCGCAAGGCCGGCTGGATCGAGTATGGGGTCTTTATCAATGACCCATACATGACGAACATTGTCGATGCAGAAGGATTGATCATTGATGTTGACGAGATACCACGGCCTCTTCTTCAAGCTACTGCGGAAGCAGCTTACCGTGAGCTACAAAATCCCGGATCCATGCAACCAGATATGGAGCGCCAAGTTAAATCGCTCAAGGCTGGTTCAGTATCAATCGAGTATGAAGGTGGCGGGACGGGCGCAACGAATTATACTATAATTGATAACCTTGTCGCGCAAGTCGCCGGTCAAGCGGCGGTTGGTGGGACGGCAATGGTTGACCTATTGAGGGCATAATGACTTATCAAGAAGAGCAACTAAGAGAGCTCATGCTAAAAGACGCAGAGGTGCATAAGGCCTTGCACCAGCGGCTCGATGGTACTGGCTCTCTTCCGTCTGGCAAGGAGCGCCAGAAAAAGAAATGGCTTGATAGTTTGGAAGAGGTTCAGCCAGATGCCATTCAAGAAGATTATGAAAGGCAAGGGCCAGGGCAAATATAAGTCGCCTTCTGGTCGCGTATTCACGAAGAAGCAGGTTGCGTTCTATCACGCAACAGGCGGCTTCAAGAAGAAGCTACGCAAGAAATGAATTGTTATGAGTGACTTTGAAAATAAAAAGGTAGAGGCTATGAATATGGTCCTTTACCTTTTGAAATGTTATCCAAATTGCGCTGATGAAGGGACGGAAGATCATAAAGACTTCATCAACGATATGAGCGATATGCTCGCACTATCTAACATGCGACTGAATGTCGCAAACAGGAGAATACCCGATGGGTTTGAAAGCAGTACTTGAGACAGAGGCTGATGTGCCTGAGACGCTCAAGGAGTTCTACAAGAAGGATGAAAAGGAGAAAGGCAAGTTTGTCCTTGACCTTGATATGATCGACGATCATCCAAAGGTCCGTGGTGTGATCACCGCCAACAAGGAGAACGTCCGCAAGCGTGATGAATTGAAGGCCAAGGTCACCGAGCTTGAAGAGAAGATCGCAATTATTCCGGAAGGCTTTGACCCTGAAAAATACGCGGAGATGGTCGCGCATTTCGCCGATGATGCTGGCGATCCAGAGAAGAAAAAGAAGATTGCTGATGAGCACATCCAGTCAATGAAGGCGGTCTATGAAAAGAAGATTGAGAACCTGACGAAGAAGTCCACTGAAAAAGAGACAGCGCTGATGCAGCAGATCGCTGAACGCGATGGCTACATTGACAAGACCACGGTCGATGGCCGTTTGAAGGATGCGCTGCTTGAAGTGGGCGTCCAACCAGAGCTGCTTGAAGGCGCAATCGCCAGCCTCAAGCCATCTGTCAAGGTTACTAAGACCGAGAA